CACGCGACCGAGCGATCTCGGATTCGCGGATGACGGGTTCGCCCTTCCTGCGCTCCACATGGAGGCCATGGTCATCGACGTGGACCACATCGCAAGTCGCACCGATGGGCTCTTCGCCGATGACGCCGTGACCCTGAACGATCAGCGCAAGGTACGCCGCGATACGATGGTCGAGCGCGTGTCGACCATCGCCGAGCACATCAACGCGCATGACCGGCCGGCGCTGGTGTGGTGCGACCTCAACGACGAGTCCGCCATGCTGCGCGCAACCATCCCAGACGCGGTGGAGGTCAAGGGCGCCGACACCCACGACCACAAGCGCGACGCGCTGCTTGGGTTCGCAGAGGGCCGCTATCGCGTGCTCATCACGAAGCCGTCGATCGCTGGATTCGGCATGAACTGGCAGCACTGCCGCGACATGTACTTTACGGGCCCGTCGCACTCCTACGAGCAGACGTACCAGGCCATCCGCCGGTGCTGGCGATTCGGACAGACGCAGCCTGTCACGGTGCGGACATGCGTGGCCGAGTCGGAGCGCGCCATCGTGGCGAACATGCGCCGCAAGGAAGATGGCAACCACGAGATGCAAGCGAGCATGGTGGCAGCCATGCGCGAGATGAAAGACGTCATCGTCAAGCGCGCCAAGCGCGAGTGGAACAACTACACCCCGAACACCAAGATGAGGATTCCCACATGGATAGCGTGATTGATCAGACGGTTGGCGAAAACTTCGTGCTCTACAACGGCGACTGCGTCGAAGTGGTCGGTGCGCTGCCCGATGCGAGCGTGGGATACACCATCTACTCGCCGCCGTTCGCGAGCCTGTACACGTACTCGGCCAGCGAGCGCGACATGGGCAACTGCCGCGACCATGAGGAATTCTTTCGTCACTTCGCGTTCTTGGCGCGAGACCTGTACCGCGTCACGAAGCCGGGTCGCCTCATGTCGTTTCACTGCATGCTCATGCCCACGAGCAAGGCGCGCGATGGGTACATTGGGCTGCGCGACTTCCGGGGCGACCTCATTCGCGCATTCGAGGCGGTAGGCTTCATCCACCACAGCGAAGTGGTCATCTGGAAGGATCCAGTCACCGCCATGCAGCGCACCAAGGCGCTCGGTCTGCTTCACAAGCAGATCAAAAAGGATTCGTGCATGAGCCGGCAGGGCATCCCGGACTATCTGATCACCATGCGCAAGCCGGGCGAGAACGTGGAGCCGGTCACGCACACCAACGAGACGTTCCCCGTGGACATGTGGCAGCAGTACGCAAGCCCGGTGTGGATGGACATCAACCCGTCCGACACGTTGCAGTACCGCAGTGCCCGCGAGCATGACGACGAGCGGCACATCTGCCCGTTGCAGCTCGAAGTCATCCGCCGCGCCATGGAACTGTGGTCTCGGCCCGGTGACACCGTGCTCTCGCCGTTCACCGGCATCGGTTCCGAGGGCTACGTCGCGCTCGAGATGCGGCGCCGCTTCATCGGCGTGGAGCTCAAGCGCAGCTACTACGAGCAGGCGGCTCGCAACCTCATGAGCGTGGACGCTGGCCCGGCGCAAGCGAGCCTGTTCGGATGACCGCTGACGAGTGGTACCTAGACCAGCCCATCCGCCTGCCCAACCAGCAGCGCGGACGCGTCGATCGACTCACGAAGACCCTCGTGGTGCTGGCGGACGGATCCCGATGGCGCCGGAAAGATGGCCGGCAGTCGGCGCACTCGAGCCGGCGTATCGAGCCGTGGAGCTCGGAGTATACCCGTAGCGCGCAAGTCGCGAAGAGGAGAGCATCATGACCTGCACCGCCTGCCGTACCAGCGATCACCCGCGCATCCTTGACACGCGCGTACGCGCGTATTGGAGTATGCACATGGGCATGACAGCACAAGTCATTCGTGAGAAGCGGCAGGCTCGAGGGGAGACCCTGGAGGCCGTGGCAAGGGCCTGCGGTCTCAACACCGGCACCATGTGGCGCATCGAAGCGGGCCGCGTGAACCCGCGAGCTGAGACCCTTGCGGCGCTCGCCAAGCACTTCGGGTGCAGCATCGAGACGCTCATGGGGGCCGCGTGAAACCAGGTCGCCTCTGGCACCCGCTGGACGTCGAGTTCTGGGACGACCCTGACACGCTCGCGGTGGGCGAGTTGGGCGCCGTCCTGTTCCTCCGGCTCATCGCCTACGCCAAGAAGCACCAGACCAACGGCTACGTCCCGATGAGCTATGTCAAGCGCATCGGTGGCCGTCGTTGGCAGGCCAAGATGGAGCCAATCGTGTGCCAAGGATGGGCCACGTTGACGGACGAAACGGCACCAGATGGGTGCCACGTTGTGGCCGCGTTGTCCGACATCTGTGGCTCAAAGTGGTGCCACGTTGTGGCCTTCCTGGCGTGGAACGATTCCAACGAGGATGTCGAGCAACGACGCGAGATTGCACGGGAAAAGAAGCGTAAGCAGCGCGCTGCATCGGCCGATGTCCCCCAGGGACAGACCACGGCCGTCCCGACGCGTAGAGTAGAGGTAGAGACAGAGACAGAGACAGAACCCACTCCTAAGGGAGTGGGTGTTGCGCAGTCGCAGCCGACACACGCCCCCCCCTATCCCATTCGTCGCCGGGACGTGCACGACTACCACGGTGCCCAAGCCACGGCAGCGCAGGTCGCACTCTCGGCAGCCTGCCAGGCCGCTGGAGGCGCTCCACGGCCCCGTGGCGGCTTCCAAACGCAGCAGGCCTGGTCCCAGGTCGCCTGTGACGCCCACGAGCTTGCAGAGGCCTTGCAGCGCCCCGTGGCCGAGGTGCTGGCGGTGAGCGCTACCGGGTTCGTGGCCAGCAGGGGGATCCAGGCTAGCCCGGTGTGGTGGGCCGAGGACTTCGCCCGGTACTACGACGCCGGCTGCAAGGGGGCCCCGCGCAAGGCTGGGAGCATGACCCCGCTGCCGAAGCCCGAAGACTACAAGCCAACGACCGACGAGGAGCTCGACGCTATGTTCGGGCCGGAGGTGAGCGCATGAGTGACCTACGTGACGTGCTGGCGGACCTTTCCGAGCGATGGGTGATGAGCCCAGCTGAGGAGCAGGCATACGAGGCCGACCGGATGCGCCGGGAGCGCCGTCTGAACCTCGCCAAGATGGCCGAGGTCATCACCGACACGGACCTCGAGCGCATCGTCAACGACCGCGTTGACACGTACGCCAGCAAGGTCATCCGCCGCTTCCTCGTGGCCGCTGCCAAGCCCGACGGGGCGCGCTTCTGCTGGCTCTCGGGGGCGACCGGGCGCGGTAAGACGGTGGCCGCATGCCTCGCCATCGCCATCGAGCGGGGGCGCTACATCAGCGCCGAGAGCCTGTGCCTGGCCTACAACGCCAAGACGCCAGAGGCCGCCGCGCTGCGGGAGCACGCTCGCCACTGCCGCTTGTTGGTGGTGGATGACGTGGGCACCGAGAAGGACCACGACGCCATGCGGCACGCGCTCCACCAACTCGTGGACATGCGGCAGGGCAACAACCGGCTGACGATCATCACGGGCAACGAGTCGCGTGACAAGGTGCGCGCCTGGCTAGACCCTCGCACCCTCGAGCGCATCGAACACCAAGGCGGCATCGTGGAGTGCAAGGGCGACAACCTGCGCCGCAGGGGGGCCGCATGAGCGACCTATCCCCCGGCCAAGAGGTCACTGTCTCGCCCAGTGGGATCACCGCAGAGGTGCTCTACGTGCGCGGCGAAACGGTCCGTGTGCGCAACGTGAACAGCGGCAAGGCCCGCACGGTCGCGATCAAGAACGTCACCCCGAAGCGGGAGAGCAAGGTGCTGAGCGTCGAGGCGCCGCAACTGCGCAGCCTTGCGGACATGGTGGCGCCCATGCAGCGCGTGTATGACAGCGGCATACGCCCCGTCCCGAAGCCCGTCACCCTACGCAGCGAGCCCTACCTAGCCTACGTACGCAAGCACCCGTGCTGCCTCTGTGGCGCCAGCCCGAGCGAGGCGCACCACTGGAGTCACCACGGCGGCGTGATGGGCAGCAAGGTGGACGACTACCGCACAGTGCCGCTGTGCACGGAGCATCACCGGTACTGGCATGACCACGGGACGTTTCCAGAGATGGACCGGGAGCACTCCGAGGCTGCGCTGATGCGTGAGCAGGCGTGGCTACTGCGCGCGTGGCTCGACAACAACGTTGCCCACTATGGCGACCAGGTAGACGCGCTCATCCGCGCGATTGGAGGGCAGTCATGATTGCGTACGCCTCCCGCACCGGCACCCCGGGCCTGATCTTCGGCCGGCACCAGTACCGCCACACGCTGCGGCAGGCGGCCCTGCGCGCGGGCTTCTCCGAGGCGGACGCCCGGCACATCGGCTACCACGAGATCCGCCACGCCGCGCTGATGGACCTCGGGGCGAGCACCACGGACCTCACGGCCATCGCGTACATCGCGGGGCACAAGCACATCGTGACCACGGCGAAGTACGTCCGGGGGCGCGAGGAAGGCGCGGCGGATGCACTGGCCGCGCGGCAGACGACAACGGCGAAGGCCGAGAAGGGCAAGGCGTGAATGAGCTACGTCAACGGTGGGATCACATGGACACATCCGACACGCGGGCCACGCTACTCAGGTAAGGTCGGGGTCAGGTGCTCGATGTGCAAGCACGAGGATGACGTCGAGCAGACCTATGGGCACTGCCTGGAGACGGGCGAACCCGAGGATATCGCATCGCTGGAGATGGCGATCCGCGTGGTGCGTAATCGCCTGGAGACGCTCGGGTGGGACTGCTCGCCCGAT